GAAGGATCCAGTTTTCGGATCTGGGCCAGTGCGTTTTCTTCGCGCCGATCTTCTTCCTGCTTAGCCAGCCTGGCAGCACTTTCCCGAAGCTGCCGAATCTCCGGTGTGTTCTGAAGGCTTTTCATAACGGCATCTACATTGATACCGGCATCGGAAAGCTGCTTTTCCGTTGCTTCCCTCTGCTGAGCCTCATACTTGTCCAGATATTCTTCTACTGTGCGCACTCCATACTGCCCAAACAATTCCTGCATGCGGGCATTCTGTGCGGCCTGTTTTCTTTCGTATTCTGTCCTCGCCTGCTCTTCGGCTTTGCGCCGGATCTGCGCATATCTGGCGTTTTCCTCGGGGCTCTGTGCGGGGCGCTGCTGCGAATCGCTTTCCTCTTCTGTCTGCTGGTCAACCTCTGTTTCCGGGGCTTCCTGCTGAGGCTCCTGTGCCTCTTCTACAGAGACTTCTTCCTGCGGTTCGCTGGTCATGATCTCGTTTTCGTCCATCTCTTAACTCCTTTGCATTTTTGCGCTATTGCTGCGAATCAAGGTTTTTGCGCTTCCTTAAGCGAAAAAGAAAGCAGGCGGCCAAAGACCGCCTGCGCCGGGGATTTGATTTTGAATTACTTGCCGCTGGTGGAGCGAAGGTCGCCGCCTTTTGCAACAGTGGGCTTTTTGGCGCTGCCGCTGGCTTTGGGCGCGTTCACCTTCTGGCTGCTGGTGTTGGTGATATTCAGCTTAACCATGCTCATTCCTCCTTTCTTTCCTGTTTGCTGGTATAAAGAATATTGCCGTACTCGGAACATTTTTTGTTCCGGCAGGCAAGATCCTGGATCACAAAAATTTTCCCGTCAAAGGCTTCCTGCCGGGTTGCCTGCACCCGCATTTCCACCCTGCATCTGGGACAAAGCATCTGCCGCACCTCCCATCTGCTGCATGCTTGCGGCCATCTGGGCCATCTGCTCTTCCTGCTGCTGTTTTGCTTCCAATGCCTGGCGAATCTGGCCGGCATAAGGATAGTTGGTAAGCTCATACAGCCTCCAGAGCAAGACCTGTGTGCTGGTCTCATTCAACGGCCCAAAAGCTGCGCTCTGGTAGTTTTGGGCAATCTGCTGCCATAAAAGATCCCGGTTGCTGCTCAGGGTGGCCGAAGGATCTACCGTGAAGATAAATTCATCATCCCAGTACAATTCACCGGCCGCATCCTGCCGCAAAAAGTCCATTCGGTTGAAATGATCGTATGTCAGGTTCCCTTTTTCGTCCCGGGTACTGTAAGGCACCGGCTGGTCAGAGTATGCCAAAAGGAATTTGAACATCAGTTCATACAATCTGGCATATGCCTGGTTTTTCATTTCCCGCTTGGACTGCAGCCGGCCGGCAGACTGGTTTGCTGAAAACTGCTTGGCCGTGCCAGACGTGGCGGAAGAATCGTATTTGCCCTGGAAAGCATCGGTAATTCCCAGGGTAGATTTGGCCCATGAGTAATTATCTTCCAGTGCCAGCCGTTCTTTGGTCACATCCGGCTGAATGTTCAAAACATCAATAAGCTGTCGCTGAGCCGGTGTTTTGATCCGGATGATCTTCAGCTCACGCTCTGTGGTTTCCACATTCACGCCATCCGGTAATGTGACAAAACTGCCGCCCTTCAAAATTTTTTCATCAATTTTGCTGCCAAGCTTTTTAATGGTGTTCTGCTGATCCTGAATTACTGCCGCATCACTGCCGCCCAAAAGCGTTCCAAAATGCCGGATATTCCGCCGAAGCACAACGGGATAAAGGCCAGGTTCGTAGTAATGGATTTTTGTGAGTTCTGCCACCGTCTGGGTCAACGGAATTCCGTCTTCCCCCATAATAGGGAATCCGTCTTTGTCCGTCAGTTCGGTGGTGTATTCGCCAGAAATATGCGGAACAATCGTTCCATCATACAGCTGAATGTCTTCAAAAAGCTCTTCTTCTTCAAGCTTTTCTCTTTTGAACTTGCGGCTGCCGCATTCGCACACATCACCGGCCTTTGGTTTCCCGCATCTGGCACACCGTTCCACCATGCGGGCCTGATAATCAGGAATATCCTCCAAAGTCTGATTTCCGACCCAACTGAACATTCCGATTTTTCCGTCTTCATCACGGTAATAGGCAATGTTCTGGGTCACCAGATCCTCTTCGGAAGCAACGTCTTCACTGCCGCGGATTCCAGGCTCTTCTTCCCCTTCACTTTTTACATCCACCCCATACCGGCGGCGGATGAATTCTTTTGTCTGAGCCACCTGCACAAACAGGTAATCCATGTTTTCGATCTCATAAACACCAGGCTGCGGGATCACTTGTTTAGGGTGCCGGTCAGTTACCGATACATCCCCCAACGTGCAGTGCGTACCGGCTGTATCGTCCCATTCCACATGCCAAAAACTGCCGCCCTGAATAGGCACAGTGCGCTCCTGCAGGTCGTTCATTTCCGAAAAATGACCGGTAGAAATCTTGTTCCTGAGCAGCGCCTCCACTTTTTTGGCAAGCTCCCGGTCTTCTTCATGAATCGCCTCTACCCGGGGCATGGGAATTGTGCTGTCAACCTGGCTTTCGATCAGCTCATACACAATGTTTCGCACATTGGAAGCCTCTTTGCTTGGCGCCCGCTTTGTGTTCGGGTCGCTCTGCAGCTTTCTTGTGCCGTTGTAATACTGATCCTGCAAATCCATTTTGGAAAGCTCGTCCTGATAGGCAAGTTTAGCCTTATTCAGACGTTCTTGCCATTTCTGGCGGCTGCTGTCAAATTTCAAAACGGATTCCCCCATTTCTCCAAAAGGATCTGCTTATCCTGTTCATTGGCATTTTCATAATCTTCGTATTGATCGGCTTCCCACACAGCCTTTTTGGTTTGGTTCTGCGGCTCTGCCGGACTTGTCCACCATACACAAAACGACCGTAGACTATCGCAGTCGTGGGTAAGGCTGTGAGGCTCTTTTGCGTACACATCCGGCCGCTTTTCGTCCTTCAGGATCTTTTGCAAGCATTTGTACAGGTTGGGCGCTTTTCCTTCCTCAAAGGTCAGATACGCCTCTCCAGGGCCGTTTGGCTGAGGCTCAACTCTAAGCCATTCTTTCATGTTGGCACATCCGGCCGGGAAATCATTGCTGGTTTTGGTCAGCGGCAGCCCGTATTCCTCAAAAATTGCTGCCCTGGCCTTGCCGCTTTCTTGGCTGCGGCCCCAAAGGTCAGGGGGCGCCAATACTGCTTCTATTTCTTCATCCCCGGAAAGGGATTTTGCAATCTCAGCAGCTTCGCCGATCTTCTTGTTGGGCGCATCGTATTCCCGGTATACCCGGGCTTTGCCCCTTGCATCAATCGCAATCCAATGGGCCGAAAACATATCTAAGCCGTAGTCAATTGCAATATACCGGCGCACCGGCCCATCAAAAAAGCCGTCGTTTTTCCGCACATGGGTTTCTTTCAAAACCTCCGGAAAGAACTGCCCGCCCGGCACCATCAGTGCTTCTTCGACCGTCGCCGGGTATTCTTCCAGGGTTTTGTCCTCTCCCAGCGCCCCCAATGTACGGGAATACCACGCTTCATCCCGTTCCGGGTCAGCATACCAGGGCAGAAAAATCTTATGAAAACCGTTATCCGGATTTGTAAAGATTTCCTCAAACAAAGTGCCCCGCTTGATTGTGGAAAGGCCGATCACTCGGCCGGAAGTGGGTCTGTTCATTACCGGGAAGATGGACGCCCAAATTTCCTCGGCAAACTGCTGAAACGCCCATTCATCCAGAATAATCAGGTCAGCGGTAAACCCTCGGGCCGCCCCGGGTGAGGAAAGAAACGCTTTGAAAGTGGAATCCGGGCCATCCGGAAAGCGCACTGCAATTTCCAGGCTGGACGCTTTGAAAATCGGCCCGCTCCATCCGGAAGGCACGTCTTTTTCCTCTCGCACAAATTCCGGCATGTTCCGCAAGATCACGGCAGCACGGCGCACAAGCTCCTTTGCTTCTTCCTCTGCCCGACTGATTGCCACGACCGTGCGACCCGTCCAGCACATCAAAAGCCGAACCGCTTCTGCCAATGCAAGCCATGTAATGCCGAGCTGACGAGCCTTTAAGATAACATTCATTCGGTTATCTGCCAGTTCTTTAAGCGCCTGCTTTTGCATGGGCCAAAGCTTGAAAGGCTGAATCAGCTCAGCAGCGGACTTGTCTTCAATATGGCAATATGTCTCCACAAAGTAGACCGGATTGCTGCGGCAGTATTCAAATTCTTTTGCCCGAAGCTGGGCCGCTGTCATTTGTGAAATTGCCATACGCCTTTTTCGCCGCCACGATCCTTTCTTTGTCGATTACAGGAATTTTTCTTTTTTCCGCCTCAACGATATAAACCATTTTCCCCTTCCCCGCCCTCCCGGTGTCTGTTGTGCCGGGCTCACCCATTTGTGCCGTCCCCCGGGATCGAACCGGGCCAGGAATGCCCCCATCTGGGCGGGCGACATGAAAATAGGGCGGTGCATGCAACCGCCCCAGAAAGCCAAAGCTTTCCAATTTACCGCTTCCTAATGGTCCGCCGCCCGTTGGGCTTGTCTCTGATTTTTCGCATTGTCGCATCCTCCTTGAGGCATTCACTTTTGATCTTCTTTGCGCTTTTGCGCTGGAGCCGATGCCGGGAATCGAACCCGAAGCCTATTGATTACAAATCAATCGCTCTGCCTGTTGAGCTACACCGGCATGAAACGGGCTCTTCATCAGAACCCGTTTTTGAAAAAATTTTATTTTTGGCGTGACCACCCTTTTTGTTTCTGCATGGGAAACCTTTGGGAGGGGGTCAAAAAAATTTTAGCGGCGGGAGAATGATATATTCGATACACCCGCCGGGCAGTCGCAGGGCCAGGGGGTCCCCTTTGGGAGGGGGTGCCCCCGCAAAAAAGCGGCCGCCCATGCGCTCCAAAAAAAATAAGCGCCGCCCCATGACAAAAAATACAGGGGGGTGCAGGCTTTCCGCTATTTCGCTAAATACCTATTAAACGAAGCAAGTATATACGTTGTATCGTCTATTTTGTGATTGAGCCGTTCCCCCACCTCCCAAATATGGATGAATCACTCGTTTTTGCCGCCATCCAGCCGTGCGGACACCTTGCGGAGCAGCTCCAGGTCTGCCGCCGTGATCGGCTCCCCGGCGCTCTGCACAACCTCCCCGGGCTTGTCGCCGGACGAATCCCGCACAAATTCAGCCGCCCGGCTGTCCCCCTGCACCGCCCTTGCAATCTGGGCCAGGGCCGTGACCTGGTACGCCGTGAGCCCGTGCCCCTGTCCTCGTGCTATTCCTCGTGCCAAGGCTTCTGCGCCGCCGCTCTCGTCTGCTGCTGCCGCTGCTGCCGCTGTTTCTTCCGGCAGTTCGACACAAAGCATTTCCCGGAGGATTTCGCGCAGGGCCTTTTGCTCTCTCTTCTGTGCGGCTCTGGCCTTCCCGCCTTTGCTTTGCACTCCATCGGGGAAAGAGTTCCGTGGCTTAAGGTTGGCGTTGCTCTTGGCTCTTGCCGCCGCCCGCTCTTCCTGGCTTTTGTCGCTCTTTTTGTTTGCCATTTTGTCACCCCCTTTTTTGTGTATGAGAAAAGCCGCCCGGGTTCTATCCCTGAGCGGCCTTTTTCTTTATTGGTGTTCGTTTAGCCAATCTTCCAGGTTTTGGCCTTTCCTTGTGGCGTTTGCTTCCGCCCCTGCTTTGCTTATGCGGATCAGGTACTCACCCGCCGCATCTGCCCGCATCTTCTGTCGCACCGCCTGCAGGATGTACCCTTGTAGGCTCTGGCCCGCTGTCTTTGCGGCGTCCCTGATTGCTACGCCCTCGTCCTTGTATGGCTTAATCATAATTTGGTCAAGCTTGGCGTTGTGCCTTGCGTCGCTTGCCTTTTTTGCGTCCGTCAATGCCATTGACTCACCCCCTTATATACATTATAACGCATTCGCGGGGCGTGTCAACATGTACAATTTGCACACAAGCGTGTTATCATGTTTGTGCATTTTTACGTCTTGCGTGATATCATGCGGCGTGTTATCATGTAATCACAGCAAGGGAGGCGGAAAGGAGTTGCCCATGCAGTTCAAGGACTGGCAAAAACTCACGCCCGCCCAAAAACAAGCCGCTTTTGAAGCGTATAAAAAAGAGTGGTTAGCTACTCACAATAGCTAATCCACTCTAAAGCAAAGCAAACCCGCTAAAAAGCCTCTCTTGCTGTATTCATTGTAACACACGCCGAAAGGCGAATCAATAGGGAGGCAATCAAATGATGCATAAATGGTGGATTGAGCACGACAACGGAACCCCTGGGGCGCATGGTTGCTCAGATGGGTACATCATGACGGAGGCAGAAATCCAAGAAGAGATTACCCAGATGCAGGGAAAAGGGATTACCGTATACAATTACGGACACTTGGATTAGTCCACTCGTCCCGGCGAGTATAAACAGGGCATCAGGCCGGGAGCGTCCCGCCGATCTGGCGGGGGTTGCCAATGATAGGAGGTTATCCAATGCGCTATAAGATCATTTACTGCAAAACCTGGCCTTTGACCACCTGGGCAGACACCCAGGAGCAGGCCGAAGCCAAGGCCCAGATGCTCCGCCGCTCTGGCTACGATGTTTCCGTTTGGGAATGCACCACCGCCGGCGCCAAGATCACCAACATTTGACAAGGAGGTTTTCACCATGACCAACGAAAAAATCATCTATGACGCCGCCATCAGCGCCGGCATCTACACAAAGGAGAGCGCCGCCGCTATCCTGTCCACCGGCCGCCGGCTGCCGCTGCACACCTATCAGGAATGGCGCCGGATGGGCTACCAGGTCAAGCAGGGCGAACACGCCGCCCTTTCCGTGGTGCTCTGGCGCTGGAAGGAGGGCAAGAAGACCGGCAACGTGGTGGAAGTCCCCGGGCTCTACAATGCCGACGGCAGCGCCGCCAAGGTGGAAGAGCAGGAAAGCAGCCACCACTACAAGGCTTTGGCCCACCTTTTCACCCTCTCCCAGGTGGAAAAGGCCGCCCCCGCCAAGGTCAAGGCCAAGGAGGAGATCCTGGCCTATAACCGCATGCTTGCAGAGCAGCGCAAGGCCCGCTCCGCATCCTGATCAGCAGAACGCCCACCCGATGAGAGCCGGACGGCAACCGGCCGAAACCACCCCGCAGCCAGCGGGGCAAGGTCGTGGGATATCCACAGAAAGGAAGAGACTGAAAATGAAAGGCACCGAAAAGCAGATCACCTGGGCCAACGAGATCCTGGCCAACATCAACGCCGTGCTGGATGATTTTCTCATTCTGGCCAACGCAGACCCCCGGGCAACCGCTGCCGAGAAGGCCGCTGGAGCCGCCCGCGTCGATGCCATCCGCACAGCCGTAAACGGCGCAGAATATGCCGGCGATATCATCGCCCTGTTTCGCGACGTGAAGCGCACCAACGACCCCATGCAAGGCGTGCAGATGCTCTGGACAGCGTTTAGGGTAAAGGCCCCGGAGACCGAAGCCCAGCGCCAGATCCTGGACGTTTTTCGCCGCAGATAAGCATTCGCCGCCCACCCCGCCGGGCAGTGGCGGGGAGAAAGCGAGGATAGTATGAGCAACCGCTATCAACCGATCTTTTATGACTATTCTATCGGTCTGGATGAACTGCCGGAGCGCAACACAAAAGCCGCGGCAATCTCTTTTGCGGCCCAATATGCCGCCAATTTCGGCGGATGTGCCGCCGTGTACGATCATCAGGCCCGCCGCCTTGTTTGGGCAATGCCTGAATTCCCCCGCTATCTTGTGACAGAAAGTTAAGGTGATCCGATGCGATTCTTTGCCCTGTCCGGTTTTTTCTGGACTTTCTGGCTTGCCGTTGGGCTTGCCGAAAACCTGGCCTTTGGCCGCATCTTGTAAGGAGGCGATACCATGCGGAAGAAAGCAAAAAAGGCGCTCTGCCTGCTGGCTGCCCTGTATTTGGGCGTAAGCGCAGCATTGAGCGCGGCGGCAACCTTTGGCCCTGAGCCTTTGAGATATGCCGCCATTACCCAC